ATCGACAACAGGTTCGCCATCTATTACGGTCTCCGGCGGTTATCGAACTTATAAATGGACAAGCTCAGGGAGTATCACGATCTAATGGCACACGTAGCGCGTTTAGATGAAAATAACATAGTCGTAGAAGTGATAGTCATTTCTAACGATTATGAGCCCAATGTCGAAGAATGGGCTTATAATTGGGCTAATGGTGGAATCTGGAAGCAGACTTCTTATAACGCCACAATAAGAAAAAACTTCGCTGGAATAGGATTTTATTACGACCAAAATCTAGACGCATTTATTCCGCCTAGATGTCATACAGAAGCAATTTTAGACGAAGCCTCAGCTTTATGGAATTGTGAGAATGGAGAACATTATGCTCAGTCCTAAAGGGACAGCGGCGGCGGTTGTCGAGGTAGCACTGGCCGAAGTCGGTACAGTCGAAGAAGGAGACAACTTAACCAAGTACGGAAAGTTCACTAAGGCCGATGGTCTACCTTGGTGCGGATCTTTCGTGAATTGGTGTTTTAATGAAGCGGGCGTAAAACTCCCATCGATGGTCTCAACAGCTGCGGGAGCGCATAAGCTTAAAGAAGTTAGCCGCTGGGTAGAGTCAGAACCTAAGATCGGCGATCTTGCATTCATGGACTTTCCGCATGATGGCGTCGATCGTATTAGCCACATCGGAATAGTCGTAGGCGTTAAGCCGAAGTCAGTAATTACCATCGAGGGAAACACTTCGGGATCAGGCGATCAGCGTAACGGCGGAATGGTCATGATTAAAGAGCGGGCATTCGGGAGCGGTAAAGAAGTCGTAGGCTTCGGACGACCTAAGTTCGTCGCCTATGCTGGCGATTATCCGATCGTCGAAGTACCTACTCAATCGGCAGCGAAGCCGAAGATTAAGGAGAAAAAAGATGGAAAGCTTAAAAGCGTTACTCGCAAGCTGGGCGCGTAGCTTCTTAGCTGCGTCTATTGCAGTTTACTTGGCGGGAGTGACAGATCCTAAGGCAATTCTTACAGCTGGCGCGGCCGCTGTTCTGCCTGTCGTTCTACGCTGGCTTAATCCTAAAGACACAGCTTTCGGGTCTACGGGGAAGTGACTCGGAGACTGCTCGCGGGCGGTCTAGCCTTAATCCTTTCGGCTGGGCTGTCTGCGTGCGGTTACCAAGGCTGGATTCGCTACGAATGCCAAGATTATGAAAACTGGAAAGAATCGCGGTGTAACCCGCCAGAGTGCGTCCCTACTGGAACTTGCACTAAAGACGTCCTTGGAGAAGAAGCTCCATAGGCCAGAACGTCGTCGAACTCCCGAAGACATACACGCGCAGCTTATTCTCATAATCGGCGCGACTTTAGCGTTCGTCTTCTTGATCGTTACCCTTGGTATTACTTACGCGCTTATCTTCGTTACACAGCCGATCGGAGCGCAAGCTCCTAACGATGCGGCCTTTATCGATTTACTAAAGACACTTTCGATCTTCTTAACTGGATCACTCGGCGGAGTGTTAGCGGGTAACGGACTAAAGTCCAAGCCGAAACCGCCAGTCGACACGCCGAAAGACACGCGGGAATCTTGACCTAAGCGCATTCTTACTTCACTCTTTACGTAGGGAGCGCGAACGACGCTCCCAGTATCGGGAGCAAGTAATGAATGAATTAGGAATCGTCGTGGCTATGTCTATAGCTGCGATCTTATGGGCTGCTATGAGCTACTCAGTCGGTTACAGAGAAGGCCAGCGCGAAGGCTTCAAGCGCGGTCGTGCTATCTCACGTCATGCGGCTAAGGACGTGCGCTAATGAGCTTCTTAGACAATTACGAAGACGTAGCCGCCAGAATTGCCCGCTTATGGGCTACTCACCCTACAGCCAGAGTCCAGACGAACATCGTGGACTTTAACGCCGAAAAGGGTTACGTCCTTATTCAAGCTCAGATTTTCCGCGAGTACGAAGACATTAATCCGTCAGCTACAGATTACGCATTCGGTAACGTGGCGACTTATAACGTCAACATGAAGAAGTTCTTCGTCGAGGACACAGTTACCTCAGCGATCGGCCGAGCGATCGGCCTACTGCTTGGAGCAGACAAGCGTCCGACTCGTCAGGACATGGAGAAGGTCGAGACTATAAGCGCGAAAGTAGCTAACTCTACGGCGGACGATTACGATCCTTGGACTCAGAAGTTTGGCGAAGTGCCAAGCTATAAGACGGCAGAAGAAGCCGAGCAGAGCGGGATTCCTAGCCTTGGATCATCGATGGACGAGATCAAAAAGCAGCTAGGCGGAGAGCTAATCGCAGAAGCTCCACAGTGCAGCCATGGACATCGAATCTTTAAGACTGGCGAAGCTAAAACTGGTAAAGCTTGGGGCGGGTGGTTCTGCGTCGAAAAGGCTAAGGCCGATCAATGTACGCCGCTCTGGTACGTTTTAGCCAGCGATGGCAAGTGGAAGCCACAGGTCTAAAGATGAGCGACTTAATCGAGATCATCTATCCGCAATCAATGACAGCCAAGCTTCTACAGAATGGCAAAGTTATAGCCGAGTATAAAATCGAACAGTGCGACAGCTGCGAGAAGCTAAAGAAGCTGGACGCTTTCGGTTATACCAAGGGACAAGGCGGAGAAAAATTAACTTGGCTCTGCGGTGACTGTAGATGAAGGTAAAGCCCACGATCGAGGATAAAGTCCTAGCGCACACTGTAGCTCTGGAACGAATCGCTCAGATCCAAGGTCAGCCAGACGCTTCGAGCAGATACGACAGACAGCTCGGCTTCCATGATTACGTCGCGCAAGTGGCAGAATCAATCGTCGCCGAGATCTTGGTCGCTCGCTACCTTGGTTACGTCGACTTCGATCCCCGGGGATCTCAATTTAAGAAGACGGCAGATGTCGGAAGCTTTATCGAAGTGAAGTGGACGCGTTACGAATCTGGTCAGCTCATCATCTACGAGAATGATCGCCAGAGCGATGTCGCCGTCTTAGTCGTAGGCACTAGCCCGAATTACAGACTAGCGGGCTGGATACCTGTTGCCATGGCTAAGCGGCCTAAGTATAAGAACTCTAAGCAACCTACTTGGTGGGTAGATCAAAAGAATCTACAGCCGATCGAGAATCTAAAAGGGAGCAACTATGGACAAGCTGCGCTTTAAGTGCCGAGTGTGCAAGAAAGATACCGAGCAACTCATTCGTGTAATTACAGATAATCTTCCGCCTAACGTTAAAACGATCCAGTGCTGCGTCTGTTCTACTATGACAGTGGCACTAATTGGAGAAGCTAATGGCGACTTATGAGTTCCGCTGCGAAGTGTGCAGTAAAGAGTTAGAAGTCCAGCGTCCCATCGAGGACACATTAGCTAGAGATCCTTACTGTCCGAATTGCACTGTCCCTATGAAGCGCATTTACTCGCTCGGTGGGATCGTGTTTAAGGGTAATGGCTGGGGCGGTAAGCCATGATCCAGATAACCGCTTCATGTGTCTGCGGGATACAGATTACGTCCGAATCAGAGAAACAATTACTAAAAGACATGGAAAGACACTGGAACGGAGACCTGCATAAGAAGGCTTGGAACGGAGAGTTTAATCGATGAAGTTATCCACAGGGTTTATCCACAGTGTGCGTAAAGCTGTGGGACACTCCCAAGATTACGCTCCCTACTTGACAGGCGCGCTACTATCTCTTCGCTTAAGGCGAGCCGCTGTAGCGGATAGCTCGCAAGAGCGAAAGATAGGTTTAGGGGCGGTCTATGCCATTACGGCATCGCTCTTAATAACGAGCATTCCAGAAGCAACAGCTAAGAATTATTCTGTAGATCATCTAAAGCTCTACGCACATTCGAGGATTCTTGATTATAAAGAGTTCCAGTGTTTTAACAGAATCATTACTAAGGAATCTCGATGGTCTTACACAGCCAAGAACGGTAGTCACTTCGGACTGGGACAGATGCGCTCTAAGCATTACAGACATCTAGACCCTTATCGTCAGATAGACGCTACTCTTAAATACATTACGAATCGTTATGGTACGAGCTGCAAGGCTTGGGCATTCCATCAAGAACGGAACTTCTACTAATGACTTTACACTCTCAGCGTAAAAGCAATAGCACACAATGGAAGAAGCTAAGGCTTCGGATACTTAATCGCGATGGCTGGATCTGCTTCTGGTGTGGCCAAGAAGCTAACACGTGCGATCATGTAATCCCAGTAGCTAGAGGCGGGTCAGATGATCCAGATAACTTAGTCGCAGCGTGTAAACGGTGTAACTTCTCACGTCAAGATAGGCTGCCCGAAGAGATGGATTTAGTGAAGAAAAAGGTGGGCGGTGTTTTTTTTGA